AAATCTGAAAAGAATAGTGGATTGGAAAATAATATTCATCCAACAGTAAAACCCGTAACCTTAATGAGTTATTTAGTTACATTGGGTAGTCGTAAAAATGATGTAGTATTAGATCCATTCGCAGGAAGTGGAACAACAGGAATTGCTTGTGTGTTTTCAGAAAGGAACTACATACTTATCGAAAGAGAAAAAGAGTATTTTAAAATAATGGAAGCTAGAATCGAGAATGCAAAAAATCCTCATAATTTAGTAGAACACGAATATTTTTAATGAAATATATGGGCAGTAAAAATAGGATAGCAAAGTATATACTTCCTATCATTTTAAAAAACAGAACCGATAATCAATGGTATGTTGAACCTTTTTGTGGTGGATTGAATACTATAGATAAAGCCGGTGGTAAAAGATTGGCTTCCGATAAAAATAAATATTTAATTTCCATGTGGAAAGGTCTTTGTGATAATAAAAAACGACCAAATACTATTAGTAAAGAATTATATTCAAAGGCACGGGTTGAATTTAATAACAACACTAATATAGAATTTGATGATTTTATGATTGGTTGGATTGGTTGGATGGCTTCTTATAATGGTAGATTTTTTGATGGTGGATACAGTGGACATTCGGCTGGAAAGACTGGACGTAATTATATTAATGAACAAATACGGAATGTAGAATCCCAAATTGATAAAATACGAGATATTAAATTTGTAGATGGTAATTACAATGTTATGAATATTCCAGATAATAGTATAATATATTGTGATCCACCATATAAAAATACAAAACAGTATTTGACTTCTAAAAACTTTGATCATGATAATTTTTGGCAATGGTGTAGAGAAATGACTAACATTGGACATGATGTATTTATTTCTGAATATAATGCCCCAGATGATTTTGGTTGCATTTGGGAAAAGAATATCACGAATTCAATGAATACAACAAATACCCATGCTACGACAGAAAAATTATTCAAGTTTGGTGTCATTGATAAAAATAGAAATCAACATCAGAATTTCTGGTAATAAAATCATTGGTTTTGATTATTTCCATGGATATATATTATAAAACAAACATACATTATAGAGAAAAAAATAAATGAGTGAACACTCAACTTTACAACAGTTTGGTAAAACATTTCAATGTAAAATAATATCATCACTACTTGGTGATAAAAAGTTCCTCCAAACAATATCAGATATATTAGAACCATCATACTTCGACTCTGATGCGAATAAGTTTTTAGCAAAAACAATACGAGATTATTTCTTTGAGTATAAAACTGGTCCTACATTAGAAGTATTAAAGGTAAAAATAGACGATATAGAAAACGACATTCTAAAGATGTCCGTGGTAGAAAATCTAAAAGAAAGTTGGAGATATATAGAATCAACTGATTTACCATTTATACAAGAACAGACATTAGAGTTCTGTAAAAATCAAGTTATTAAAGCAGCAATAATGGATAGTGTTGATTTATTAGAAATCGGTAAATATGATGAGATAAAGCAACTCATAGATGACGCAATGAAGGCTGGTGGTGACAGAGAATTAGGACATGAATACATTGATGGTATAGAAGAGCGACTTGCTAACTCTGCTAGAGACACCGTAAAAACTGGTTGGGAAACCATAGATGAAATAATGGATGGTGGTTTAGGATCGGGTGAATTAGGAGTAGTAGTAGCCCCAGCCGGAATTGGAAAATGTGTTGGTGGGTGTACTAAAATTGACATTGCATTTTTTAAACTTGGAAAGTTAATTGAAAATGGTGATACTGAATGGTATGATCCATGGGATAAGATAAAATTAATTGATTCATATGGTTTAGAGAAATTGACATCAGCTTGGAAATTTTTTGATAATGATGGATTTATTAAAAAACAAGTATTAGAAACCATAAACTTAAAAACTTTATTTTCTAAAATAGGAATACCAGAAGTTCAAAATGTAGAATATGAATTGCCATTTGAAATATTAATTAAAACACCGGACGCATATAAAAATATTATAACATTACAACGAACTGAGTTCCTAAAAAATGTTAGAGTTTATTTTAAATCTCACAATAGATCTTTACGTTGTAGTTGGGATCACAGACTTAAATTATATGACGGTGACTGGGTAAAGGTTCGAGATTTAAAGGTTGGTGATAAAATTGTGTCTACCACCGGATATATGTCTGTATTAAAGTTTAACGAAATGCCAGAAACCATTTTATATGATATATCAGTAGAGGACATTCATTGTTTTTATGGTAATGGTATTTTATCACATAACAGTTGGACTTTACAAGCAATAGGAGCATCAGCAGTAAAGAATGGATTAAATGTAGTATATTATACGTTAGAATTAAATCAAAATTACGTGGGGTTACGATTTGATACAGTATTTAGTGGAGTGACTACGGCTAATATAAAATACTATAAAGATGATGTCAAGAAGAAAATTGCAGAATTAAAGGGAACTCTACTAATTAAATACTTCCCAACAAAGGGTGCAACAGTCCAGACACTTTCATCCCATTTGAAACAAATAGAATTACAGGGAACAAATATAGATTTGGTATTAGTAGATTACGCAGATATTCTCCGTGGTGTTGGAACAGAAAAACGACACGTATTAGAAAGTATTTATGAAGATTTAAGAGGTCTTGCAGGAGAATACGACTTCCCCATCTGGACCGCAAGTCAAGCGAATAGGTGTCATATTTTAACTGATAAAGTAGAAACTGAAAATGGCGAAATAGAAATTGGAAAAATAAAAGAAGGTGATGAAATTCTAACTCATCTTGGATATAAAAAAGTTAATAAAGTTTTTCCAGTTGAAAAACAACCAGTATATAAAGTTAAATTGAAATCAGGTAAAGAGATAACTATTTCAGCTAATCACGATTTACCTGTTATGTATGGTAAATTAAAATCAGTTGCAACTGGATTAAAAGTGGGTGATAAATTATTTACAAAGAAATAAAGAAACTTTTTGTAAATCACGAAAATGATTATCCAAATAAAATTATAATGCCAGATTTCAAGTGTGGAAATTCAATAATTGAATTTGATTGTGAATATTGGCACGATGGAAATCTTGATATTCAACGAGATATTATTTTAGAAAGTAAGGGGTATAAAATTTTACGAGTAGATGATGTTTTCTATAAGATGGATGAAAAATATATAGTTAAAAAATGTAAGGAATTTGTAAATGAAAATGCATAACATAAATCCAGAAGATTTTGTAATGGATGAAATTGTTTCTATTGAATTGGTAGGGGAAGAAGATACTGTTGATATTACAGTTGAAGATACACATATGTTTTTTGCTAATGGTATATATTCACATAATTCATCATTAGAAGAAGATGTCATCGATGCAAGTAAAGTAGCCGAATCATATGCAAAAGTTATGATTGCCGATTTTGTTATATCCATGAGTAGAAAAGTAGAAGATAAGATAGCCAATACAGGCCGTTTCCATGTTATTAAAAACAGATTCGGTGTTGATGGAATTACATTTCCAGCTAGTATAAATACAAATAATGGTAGTATTAAAATTTTTGAAGCAAATACACAAGATGGTCAAACAACTCAAAAGAAAATGGATAATAGTGAAGAATATCTACGTAAACAATTAGCAAATAAGTATAATTCTGACAAAGACATGGGTGGATTTGAATAAATATTACTATTTATAATAGTTATGGATAGAGAAATTATGGAGGAATGTTATGGATAAATTCGTTTTAACGGAAAATTTTATAAACGGATACAAGAGAAAAAAGCCACCATTTGGCTTTAATGGATTGGGACTGTTAGTGTATATGCGAACCTATTCCCGTATCAAGGAAAATGGAAAAAATGAAAGGTGGTGGGAAACCATTCAACGGGTTGTAGAGGGTACATATAATATGCAAAAGGAATGGATTGAACAACATCAATTAGGTTGGAATCCATGGCAAGCTCAAAACTCCGCTCAAGAAATGTATGAGAGAATGTGGAGTATGAAATTTCTACCACCAGGCAGAGGTTTATGGGCAATGGGAACTGCTATCACAGAAGAAAAGAAGTTATATGCCGCCCTAAACAACTGTGCATTCGTCTCCACTTCCACACTAAAACAAGATTACTCCAAACCATTCACATTTTTAATGGATGCCTCAATGTTGGGTGTCGGCGTGGGGTTTGATGTAAAGGGTGCTGGTGAAATTATAATAAAGGGAATAAATAGAGATAGAAACGAAGAAACATTTCAAATACCAGATACACGAGAAGGTTGGGTAGAGAGTTTAGAATTATTATTGGAATCATATTTTCACGGAACAGCCCCGATGAAATTTGATTATTCACTCATTAGAGGTCTAGGTGAACCAATAAAAGGTTTTGGTGGTGTGGCGAGTGGATATACACCATTAGAAGAAGTCCATGACACCGTAAGTGAAGTATTAGAAAAGAATACAGGTGAACCAATAACCGTTACCACAATCGTAGATATTATGAATTTGATTGGAAAGTGTGTAGTGGCCGGCAATGTTCGCAGGTGCTTACCTAAATGGTATGAAGTTCTTACTGAAGATGGATTTAAGAAGATGGAAGAAATAACGAGAAATGATAAAGTTTTAACTGCTGATGGCTATAAACAAGTCTTAAATACATTTGATAGTGGCGAACAAAAAGTCCTAAAAATTAAAACTTTAAATGGGACTGAATATGAGGCGACGGAAAAACATACTTTATTAGTTTATAATCAAGATAATGGGTTTGAATGGAAGATGGTTAAAGATATAGATAAAGATAAAGATTTTCTCGTAAAACAGAAAAAATAGTGTCGGGAAATGTATGTTTTTTATCTTTTCTTATAGTTATTATTGAATATAGGAGATAAAAAATGGCACTTGAAATTGTAAAAGTTAATTGTATTATTTGTGGAACAGAATATGAAACAAAAAAGAATAGAGATTATAGGATACGGATTGAAAGTGGATTATTCTACTGTGATAAAAAATGCACTTGGAGTGATAAAGCAAAGAAAATGAGATACAATCATCAAGCTAAAATAATGAAAGAAAAATATGGGTATGAAAACGCATGGCAATTTCCAACTTCCATCAAAAAAATACAAGAAAAGCGTAATGAAACGGAAATAACTGATAAAAAAATAAAAACTTTCCAAAGAAGATATGGTGTAGACAATGCACAACAAATCCCCGAAGTTAAAGATAGAACAATGAAAACTAATTTAAAAAAATATGGAGCAACTGCGTATGTAAATTCTAATGAATATAAAAAAATTAGAATGGATTTTATAAATAGTGAATACGGTGTTGATTATTACACACAGACAGATGAGTTTAAAAGGAAAGCTAAACAAACAATAATTGAAAAGTATGGTAGAGAAGATTATTTTAAATTTGGAACTAAAGAATTTAGAGATAGGATGGTAGAATTATATGGTGTAGAAAATCCAATGCATCACCCAGAATTTGCAGAAAAGGCATTAGACGGATATAGTGGGTATTATAATACAAATAAATTTTATACTATGCCATCCGGAAAACGAATTAGAATTCAAGGATACGAAAATAAAACGTTAGATAATTTATTTCAGTCTGGATATAGTGAAAATGATATTTTATACAAAAAGAGTGATATGCCAGAGATTTGGTATAACTATGAAGGTAAAAAAAGACGATACTATCCAGATTTTTATATACCCGGTGATAATTTAATTATTGAAACGAAAGGCACATATACACTTGAGTTCGATAAGGAAAAAAATAATTTAAAATTTGAAGCAACAAAATCACTTGGATTTGATTTTAAGCTGGACGTTTATTAGGAGATAACATGATAGAAAAATACGGAATAGAAGATTTTAATTTAGAAGATTTTGAACTCGTTACTATTATGGATATAGTTGATGAAGGTAAAGTTGAAAAAACTTGGGACATAGAAGTTGAAGATAAACATCATTTCTTTGTTAAAAATCCTGAAAATGGAGTAGATGAGACAATAGTATCACATAATACAGCAGAAATTGTATTCGGTGATGCTACAGATGAAGAATACTTAGACTTAAAGAATTACAAAAAGAACCCAGAACGGGAACAATTTGGTTGGACATCTAATAATTCAGTATTTGCAGAAATCGGAATGGATTATACTGATATATGTAAACGAATAGTAGATAATGGTGAACCCGGAATTGCATGGTTAGAAAATATGAGAGAATATTCTCGTATGAAAAATGGTGGCGATAACAAAGACCACAGAGTTGCAGGCGGAAATCCCTGTCTGGAACAATCACTCGAAAGCTACGAGCTATGTTGTCTCGTAGAGACATTTCCACACCACCACGATGACTTAGAAGATTATAAAAAGACATTAAAGTATGCATACTTATATGCAAAAACAGTTACTTTAGGAAAAACTCATTGGCCAGAAACTAATAGAGTAATGTTACGCAACAGACGAATTGGTACATCTATGAGTGGTATAGCACAATTTGTTACTAATAATGGATTAAACACATTAAAACTGTGGTGTGAAGAGGGATACGACGAACTTACAAAATGGGATAAAATGTATTCAGATTGGTTAGCAGTACCGAGAAGTATAAAGTTGAGCTCAATAAAACCGAGTGGGACGGTGTCTTTGTTAGTAGGAGCAACACCCGGAATGCATTATCCAGAAAGTAGGTTTTATATAAGACGGATGAGATTATCCAAACAATCGGAATTGATCGAACCATTAAAAAAGGCAAACTATCATTTAGAACCAGCATTCGGGTCAGAAGATAGTACAATGGTAGTAGAGGTTCCAGTTGATGTAGGTGAGGGAATTAGAACTGTAGGTGATTTATCTATATGGGAACAATTCAATTTAGCCGCATTCCTACAACGACATTGGGCAGACAACCAAGTGAGTTGTACGGCGACATTTAATCCAGAAACCGAGTCTGCCGAATTACCACAAGTTTTAAATTATTTCCAATACAGATTAAAGGGAATATCGTTATTACCACGCCACGAACTCGGTGCATACCGACAAATGCCATACGAAGCCATTGACGAAAAGACATATAATAAAATGGTGAAAAAACTAGGCAAGTTGAGTTTTGTTGGTATCGAGGGTGAAGAAGCTGACGTGGAAAAATTCTGTGATTCATCTGGATGTGAAATAATTTACGGTACGGGTGATAATGACGACCAAGAATATTCTTGACTTTTACGATTTTCCGTCGTATATTCACATCAAGATTATTACAGTATAATACCAATTAAACAAAAGAGGTTATAAGATTTACCAAAATATATTCGTAGAACCATTCAAGGGAAAGGTCCACATTTGGGACGACAAAGCCGGATATGTTTCAACACAATACAAAAAGTATGCTTATGTTAGAGACAACTATGGAACTTTTGCATCCTTATACGGTGATAAATTAAAGAAGATATACAGATGGGATAAGACTGCAGAAGGATTATTTGAAAGTGATGTAAATCCTGAAATGCGGACATTAATAGATATGTACGGTCAAAGTGAAGAACCATCTACTGGACATAAAATATTCATATTTGACATTGAGTGTGAAGTAACAGAGGGCTTTCCAGACCCAATGATTGGTCCAAATAAAATCACATCTATTGCAATGTGGGATAACATCAGTAATGTTTATACGTGCTTAGCATTAGACGAACATAAGACACTAGACACAACAGGATTTGGAAAGAATGTCGTAGTTGAGAGTCACCAAACAGAGTATGAATTATTACAAAGATTTTACCAAAAGTATTTAGAGCTACGACCAACTATTATTACAGGTTGGAACGTAGATGGGTTTGATATTCCATATTTATACAACAGAACAATTAAAGTTCTCGGTCAAAGTGTTGCTGACAATCTATCACCAATATCAAAGGTGATGTATAGTAAATACACGAAACGATATAAAATAGCAGGTGTAAGTGTATTAGATTACTTACTACTCTATAAGGATTTTACATTTGGGTCAAGACCATCATATAGATTAGATGCCATTGGTCAATTTGAAGTTGGATCACCAAAAATAAGTTACGATGGAACACTAAACGATTTATTTGAAAACGACTTGAGAAAGTTTGTGGAATATAACATTCATGATGTTAGAATAGTAAAACAGTTGGATGATAAATTAGATTTCATTGATATTGCCCGTGGTATTTGTCATATCGGTCATGTTCCATATGAGGACATATATTTCAGTAGTAGATATTTAGAAGGGGCAATCCTCACTCATTTGAAAAAATTAAACATCGTAGCACCAAACAAACCAGAAAAGGGTGAATATACAGATAATAAGTTCGTAGGAGCATACGTAAAAAGTCCACAACGTGGTAAACATGACTGGGTTATAGATTTGGATCTGACAAGTATGTACCCAAATTTAATAATGAGTTTGAATATCAGCCCAGAAACTAAGTTTGGAAGGGTAGTTGGTTGGAATGCTAAAGAATTTATATCAAAGAAAAAAAAGACACATTCTATCATATTAAATGGAAAGAAGAAGGGCCAACTAACAAATACAGAATTAGAGGACTTTTTTAATGATAATCAAATATCTATTTCAAGTGCTGGTATATTATATAAAACAGACAAAGCAGGTTTAATACCAACTATTTTATCCAAGTGGTTTGATACAAGATCAGAGTTTAGGAAATTAGCTAAGAAATTTGCAGACGACGGAAATGACGAAAAATATGAATACTTTAACAGACGACAATATATTCAGAAAATTTTACTTAATAGTATGTACGGTGTTCTTGGACTTCAGGGTTGGAGATTTTACGATTTAGAAAATGCAACCTCAGTTACAACGGCAGGGCAAGAATTAATTAAGTTTACTGCAAAAATAACAAATCATTTTTATAATAGTGAGATTGGTACTCCAGTTGAAGTTGAATTAGAAAACGGTGAAGTTAGAAAGTTATATGAAAACAATAGAGTTGATGTAATACGAAATGGTAAAAAAATGGAAATAAAAGTAAAAGATTTACTGGAAACCGATGATTTTTTGAGTTAGATTATACAGATGATAATAGAAGAAAAATTTGGAATTTACTTTATAATACAACTAAAATTGAGTATTGGTTACATAATGGATATACAGAAATAGAGGCTGAAAGTAAACGTGTTAAATTTAATTCAAAATCAAAATTATCTATTTCTGTAATGAAGGAAATAGAACGTGAACTTAATATTGAGATCCAACCAGAAGTTCGAATTGGGTGTTATGTGGCAGATGGTAAATATGAAAATTATATTATAGAATTTTTTGGTGATTATTGGCACATGAATCCGCAGTTATATAATGAGACTCATACTATTAGAGGGGGTAAAGTTGCCAATGAAATTTGGGAGTATGATGAAATTAAAATAAATTTTTATGAAGATAATGGATATATCCCAATAATAATTTGGGAAAATGATTGGAATTTGAGTAAAGAAACCGTTTTAGAACATATAAGGAAAATTATAATATGAAAATAAAACAAATAAGGAGGCAGCCAGATCTCGATGTTGATAGAATTATCTACGTCGACACTTGACTGATTCTATATTTTTATCAGTTGTAGACCTCATTAACCACCGTTTCAAAGGTCAAAGCCTGAGTGATGTAATGATGACTCAACGAATAAATGAAATTGCAACTGAAGTTCAAGAATACTTAAATGGTTCATACGACTATTTCGCTAAGAAATTCTGTAACTTAGACACACACCGATTTGAAATCAAACAGGAAATTATAGCAAAGTCTGGTTTATTCATTACAAAGAAACGATATGGTATGAAACTCATTAGTGATAATGGAGTTCAAGTAAATAAGACAATGGTAAAGGGATTAGATACTGTACGTAGTAATTTCGCACCGGCATTTAGAAAACTATTAAACGATGTATTAGAGGACATTTTAGCAAGTGTTCCACGGGATAAGATAGACCATAGAATAACCAGATTTAAGAAGAACATGAGATTAAAAGATTTAGATGATATTTCTTCTCCAACCGGTGTAAAGGGAATTAAGAAATATATTAAAAAGGACAAAGAAAATACTTCAGTATTTACAGTATTGAAGAACGGTATTCCAGTCCATGTAAGGGCAGCAGTAAGTTATAATGATTTATTGCGATATTACAAACGAGATAAAAAATATGGATTTATAAGTAATGGGGATAAAATCCGGTGGGTATATTTAAAGAATAACTCATTAGGATTATCAGTAGTAGCATATAAAGGTTATGAAGATCCACCCGAGATTATGAAATTCATAGAAGATAATATGGATTATGATAAAATCTATGATAGAGCACTCACTAAAAAACTCAATCTATTTTATGAATGTTTAGATTGGGGTAAACCAGTAGATGAAGCACAAAGTATAGAAAGATTTTTTTAATTTTGAATAATCAATCTGATATATATGTATATACGTCAGAACAAATAACAGGAGAGTAACAAATGAACAAACATAAATTAACCCGCTTTATTGCCAAATACCATTTAGGTGGCAATGTAAATGCGGTAGTTATAAACAGTAAAGATGATACATTGAGTACCCGTTTTATCACAGGAGATAAAGCACTTCTCGGTGAATTATCAATGACTAATTGGTCCTTCCAAGATGCCGAGTTAGGTGTATATGATACAGAACAGTTTAGTAAATTGTTAGGAGTTTTAGATGATGATGTAACACTCAATCTAACTCAAGCTGGTGACAAGGCAATTGCATTAGAGGTGTCAGATAAACACTCTAAAGTTAATTTCATGTTATCGGATAAATCGGTTATCAATCAACCACCACCACTAAAGAAACTTCCAGAGTTTCAGTTGAAGATTAAAGTTGATACCAACTTCATCGTTAGGTTCATCAGTGCAAAAGCAGCATTACCAGATACAGATACATTTACTGTAATTACTGAAAATGATGAAGCTAAATTGGTTATTGGTTACTCGTCAATTAATACGAACAGAGTTACACTTCCAGTAGAAACTGAAGTCTATGAAGATATTGATAAAGTATCTTTTAATGCTAACCTATTTAAGGATGTATTGACGGCAAACAAGGAATGTGAAAGTGCAACACTTGAAGTAAGTTCAGATGGGTTGTCCAGAATTAACTTTAAGGTAGATGATTACGATGTGACGTATTATTTGGTGGCTGTCGCAGACGCTTCTTGATATTTTTTAATTATTTCCAATTTTCCTAACGATTTTTTTCCTAACGAACTATTTATAGATATGGGAAGAAAGAAATTAAATAGAACGCCCGATGAAATACGAGAACAAAATCGTATTCGTCAAAGGCGTTACTATGCTAAACATCGTGAAGAAATAATATCCAAGAAGATGGAGAAATATTATGAAGGTAAAAAAGACACTACAACGAGGGCTTAATCATAGTAGGAGAAATGAAAAACCAATTTGGGAACATATTCCGTTAGATGGTTTAGATCCAAGAACCAAAGACTTTACAGGTAAAAGAATTCACCATCTTAAAGTTTTATATTCTACGAGAGTAGAAAAATCTCAACGATGGTGGTGGGTTTGTAAATGTGATTGTGGTATGTATGCCTTGAGGCCTAACTGGCAATTAATTGGTAAATATCAATCTAAAAGTTGTGGCTGTCTAATGGGAAAGTCAATCCCTGAAACAGCTGGAACTGAAAATCATCCACTTTTTGGTGGTCATAGAACTTACACAAGAGAAGGATATGTTTTGAAATTTGCACCTGACCATCCTAAATCAAAAGATAGACGAGTCTTGGAGCATCGTTTGGTTATGGAAGCACATATTGGTAGGACTCTCACATCCAAGGAAACAGTTCATCATAAAAACGGAATACGAGATGATAATAGAATTGAGAACTTGGAACTTTGGACTGGTTCTCATCCCCACGGCGTAAGAAAAAATGACCTAACAGATTGGGCAATAAGTTATTTACAAAAAGAAGGTTACAGGGTGATGAATGATAGACTTTGATAATTTCCCAACTTTTAGTGAAGAACATTTTCAATCTTGGACAAATGAATTAACACCGATTGAAGAACATAAAGGTTATTTGGTCAAGCGTGACGATAAATTCAACCTTGCAGGCGTTTCAGGTGGAAAAGTCCGCCAATGTTCTAAACTTGTCTACGATAATTTAGACCATATACTCAATGAGTGTAATGGTGGGATATTAACGGCTGCCGGTATATCGTCGCCTCAGAGTTGTATCACATCCGCAGTTGCTAAGTATTTTGGTCTAAAATGTTTGGTTACAGTACCACATTATCCCGACCACATTAAAGATAGTTACAGAGTGAATGTGTCATTGGCACAGAAGTTTGGTGCCAAGGTATATGGAGTAGGTAATCAGAATATATCGGGTCCAGAACTTGATGCCAAGAAATTAGTAGGTGAAACGGGTTATTTTCAGATAAAATTTGGTATGAATGGACGACAAGTAATGAAAACTATTGCCCAACAAGTCAAAAATGTTCCGGATCACGTAGAGACTGTGGTGGGGATCGCTGGGAGTGGTTTGTCTATGTTGGGTGTAGCTATGGGTTGTAAGTTGTATAATAAGAATATTAAAACGATATATCCTGTAGCATTAAGTGGTTATGTGTATAAAAACAAGAAAATGTGGTATGATCGTCTCAATGATCGTCACAAATTTGACGGAGATTTTAAAGTTGTTCAGTCAGATTATCCATACCAACATAAACTAAAACTTGATGAGTCATTACCACTTGATCAAACATACGAAGCAAAGGCATGGGATTGGATGGTTAAGAACATAGAACCATCTGAAAATGTGTTATTTTGGGATGTTGGGATTAAGGAATATGATTTGAGTTATATCGAACCAATCAAATGGCATAAATCAGAATACGAAATGATTATAGATAGAGAATTAAGAAGGAAACATGAGCAAGTTAAGCACAACTTTTTCTAAATCCTGGCTAGAAAAGAAAATAATGTGCGGGCTATGCAACTTCGGCTGCTGTAATCATCCAACGTTTCATGTTGAAATTTCGGAAGATGAACAAGAATTCTATCAAAAAAAATATGGATTAGACCTTGAATTGGAATGGAAGCAAGACGGTTGTTGTAAGTTATTGGAAGATGACAATACAGGTTGTAGTTTAGGAGATGACAGACCAGTATTTTGTAAGTTGTATCCATTAGTAGAAAACAAGTCTAATAGATTAGTGATGAATAATTGGGGATACTTACATTGTCCTAAATCACAACATTATGAATTGGATAAGATAGTGGAAGGAAAGTATCATTATAAACTAAAACCAAAAGTGAGAAAACACAACAAACGAGAAGAATTAATACTCGATGACGAAATAGACAACGTGGTTCATCAGATTTGGTTACAATCTAAAGATTCCATCATTCAACGATATGGTCAAGAATATTACAATAGAATAAAAAATGAAATGAAACAAACAATTAAACACGAGTTCTTTTAATGTATATAGATTACTTTGACAAATTTTACAATATGGAGCCCTATCTCAAAATAGACGAGAAAGATTGGGAATACATAAAAGAAACATTTGAAAAACAAGATGTAAAAGAAAGTCTTGCCACGGTAGCAATGACATATCCACTTCCATATCCTGATTTAACCGAAAAGAGAGCATATAGAGATTTCCAAAAACTAAAAGGTATGAAGTGGAATGAAATAATGGTAGAGGGTGAGTGGTATGCAAGAGAGGGCACCAAGTATAGTTATAATCTAAACTACGATGGAAAGCAGTTAATGTTTAGACGACTAAATGTAGGAAATAGTTGTAGTAATTATTTCCAGATTGAAAACAGATGGTCAGTAGATGGTTCAGTATCACCAGGTCCAAAACGAACTTGGGAAAGTAAAAAGTTTATGACTTCATTAATGGGAAGTGCATACTCACTCAAAGTTCCAAAGATGGACAAGTCAACGTTACGAGTAATGTTAGCTCTACGAAAATATATCTGTTCCCAGTTTAAACCAAATGTGGCAAAAGCAATCTACGATATGTTTAAGGCAGAAACCATCCTTGATTTCAGTGCTGGTTGGGGTGATAGATTGGCAGGATTTTACGCCAGTGACTATGGAAAACATTATGTAGGTTTAGACCCACGAAAAGAGAACCATCCTATATACAAAGAACAGGCAGAGTTCTACGAAAAACATTTAGGATATTTTGAACACGAGAGAAAGTCAGAATTCCATTGCTCACCAGCAGAAGATTTTGACTTCACTCAGTTCAATGACTATTTCGATGTGGTATTCACTTCACCACCGTATTTTTCAGTAGAGAGATACAGTTACGATGACACTCAAAGTTGGGTAAGATACAAAGAC